GGATTTAGATGAATCTGTGACATGATTAACTATATAGTGTCCTGATTCTTCTTTTGTTCTTTGTGCAATAATATCGTTTATTCTATTGTAAGAATTTTGACCGTTATTTGTTTCGATTATTCTTGAATTTTCAATCTTAGCTATAGGTACAAATGTTTCACCTGCAGCTATAGAATCTTGAGTTACTAGTAAGAGTTTAATTCTGAATCTATCAGCTCCAGGAGCTGTTTGATTTAATGAAGCTCCTTGATTATCGAATAAGTTAACATCATCATCGACACTTACTACGTCTTGTGTAACTTTAAATCCAATATCAACTGTTTTAGATTTATCATACTTTGATATAATCAGTGATTGCGCGTCTACACTTATAAAAAATCCTTGTACAAAAAAGTCACTCGCACCGATACTAACTCTAACACCAGCACCAACAGCTGGATTTGAAGCAGTATTCACAGTTTGAACTGTCATATTAGATGCACCAACATTAGATGATAGTTGTTCGCCTGGTGTAACTCTAATCGGTGTAGAGCCTGAAGTTCCTGCTATACTGTTTGTGTATCTTACGTATAAAGTGTTTGGATCAGAACCTGATGAAGCAAATGTATCTAATATTTTTATTATAACACCGGATGACTGCCCAGTAAATTCTGTTCCTTTGATATCTGTTGGAAAGGTTGCATCAGTTATTTTAATGAATTCATAGTTGCTGTTTATAACTAATCCACCAGGATTGACTGCAGCACCTTCTTTAAATATATTTTTTCCAAATCTTTCAATTTCTTTTTGTATGATAGTCTGTAATTGTGTAAGTTCTCTTGCTTGAAGAGCTCTTCTAGGATTAAATAAGATTCGATGAAAACCATGGCTGTCTTGATAGTCATCTTTATACTTACTCGCAAATAAATTTTCAGTTAATGTAGTTGGCATTTATAAACTCTTAAATTTGTAAAATAATTTTTATGTCTTCATTCTGCGATGATGATCTATCAACAGGTGTTCTATTATTTAAGTATTGTAACTTCACAGAAGCAGGATTTATTAAAGGTGATACCAAAGCCGAATCAATAACACCTTGTCCAGATCCATTACTTTCAGTAAGTGTTTCACCATCTAAAAAGCCTCTAAATCCAGTTGCATCGGTCTGATGAAAGAATACTTTATTTGAATCAATATTATCGACTAAAGCTTTTGCACCTGTAGTTGTACCAACTATAAGTTTATCAGTAGTAAATACTTGAGTAGTTGATGCAAGTGTCAAATGTTTCAAACAATTTCCAGTATTACCGGTGAATGCAGAGTCATTAAGACTTTTTTGAATTCCTTTTAGTATTCCTACTTGTCTAAAGTCCTGTCCAGTAACAAAATCAGAATCAGTTCCTTCAACTTTACAGTGCACACATATTGAAGATGTTTTTAAGTCAAACTTTGCATTCTTTCCCCAACCATCACGAGGGCTTATTACTGCCCTTGCCGATGCGCCAGTTCCACCTCCACCAACTAACGTTACTGTTGCATTAGTATATCCTTGTGGATAGTCTAGAGTTGATGAATCATTTGCAAATTCTATTTTTTTAACTGTTCCTGAGTTACTATCGATGGTTGAAAATGCGGTAAAAGAACTATCTCCATCACCCGTAATCAAAACTGTAGGAGGTGATGTATAACCATTTCCAGCATTAGTGACAATAATTTGTGTTATTTGCCGCTTATCAGCATTATTTTGTATTTCAAATTGTTTTGTATGAGCACCACTAGAATTGGAATCTACTGATGATATTATTCTTGTAGGCATAAAGGCTGCTGTCATAAACTTTCGAGCTTCGTCTTCAGTTATGGTATATAAGAATTTCCAAACGTAACCATCTGCCGTTTCAAATGCATCATTATTAGATCCACTCGGTTGTACAGTTGATGGAACTGCCACTCCTAAATTATTTTTTCCACCTCGTAAACAAATATAAACACTAAAGCTTTCGGTTAATGCATAAAAAGAATTTGAGCCATATCCTACTGTTTGATCGTCCCACCCAGCATAAGTTGTGCCACTTATCCAATTAACTCTTGGAATTACAGTAGAAACTCCAGTAACTTTCTTTATGCTTTGTAAGCTGTTTCTAAATTTTCTTTCTTCATTTAGATTATTTAAAGGTGTTGGAGCAGTATCACTACTATCCCATTGTTCAGACTTAGCAAATCCTATATATGTAGGATCTGTTACATCTTCTATAATTGTTACAATTTTATCTACGATAGCTAACTTTAATCTATCTGTTATTATAGCCGCCATATCATTTTATCCTGTATCGTGTTAATGTTATTTATACTTGTTTTATCAAAGATTAGACATATAGTTCCATGTCCTTCCATGAGAATCATATATTCCTTGATCAAAAGTTTCTTTCGTGTTATCAAATCTAATATCAGTTGGAAATCCGTTCTTTACTGCTCTATCTAATCTTGGACTACTTGCATCGGCCATATCAAATATTGATCTATATGTTTTATCAAGCACTCCTACCGAATCATCTTTGTATTTTAAAATCGTTTCATTTGGATCCATTCTTACAGTAAATACTCGACTTGTCCCTGGATTAGCCGATGTATAACTTATAGATGAGTCCTTTAGTCCAAAAGCATTATTACTGTTTGCTGACCACGTAGTTGTATTGCTATCAACTTGATTAAATTCAGTCATAAGAGCACTGTCACCTGTCATTACATATGCTGTTGCACCCATATTATCTATAATAGTAATATCAGGGACATCGCTCATTACTATTCCAGCGTTATCATCAAATACTAGTATTGGTAAAGTTGCACCTTTAGTCGAATCAAATATTGGAGCCAATGCAGAAAATACAGTTCCGATCTCTGGTTGTATTAGTACTTCATTAGAAAGAAAAAATCCACTAGGATGAACAAATTTCTTATAAAGTTCTCCCCATATACTAAAAGAAAGAGGAACTTTTAACATGATTGATAATATTTGAAAAGCTGCGCCGTCCTGTATTATACTATATGGGTCACCTACTAAATGATCTGAGTCATTCAAAAAGAATATATCATTTTTTGGATAACTCACCTCAACGTCTTCTCCAAAAAATGCTCTAAAAAAACCTTCTGCAGAGTATCGAGATCCTTTTACTCTAAAAAATCTTGCAAAATTTCTTATAACTTCTCTTGGGCTATTAAAAAAAGATTGCGACATTCCTTGAGCAAACTCCCGAAACATGTTATCTAAATGTTGTAATGAAGAAGCTTCGACGTCACGTATTGTATAAAGATCTTGAATCAATGCACCAAAGTTATCACCACTATCTAAAAATTCATAGTAAGATTCTAAAAATGTTATTAAGTTTGGATAGTCAGTAGTAAAATGTTCAGGTAGAACTTCTTTCACCATGTTACGATGAAAAGTTACGTCAAGTCTTCCATAATCTGTTAAAGTTCTTTCGACCATTATAGTGTTACTCTTACGCCCTGTCTGTCAATAGCGTGGTTAACTATTATTCTAGATGGATCATGTTTATACACAAAGTTTCTTAACATCGGAATAGTTGCTTGATTTTGTGGAACTGCTGAAAATTTAAGAAAATTAACTCCGGCATTGATTAAATTTAAATTAAAATTATTTAAATTTAGTACACCTGTAGACGGAAGATAATCACCTATATTATCAGTAACAACCGCGTCATTATCATCAACATTAACTATTTGTAAAATTGTTGATCCAATCTTATTCACTATTTTGCATTTTCCATTCACTCCAGTTACATCAAACGTTGTTGACTCGACATTAATTTGTTGTGATCCTTCACCAAGTATTGCCATTGGAAAAGTTACAGTGTATGAAGTTGGTTCATTTAATACAGGAACTAATCTTACTTGCACTTTTACATCCATTTTTGAGTTTAATATGCCTGCATCAATCTCGTCTATTTCAGTTAAAAGATTAGATCTTCTAAACGTTTTTGTAAATCCATTTATTTTTGTATTGATGTGATCAGTAATTGCATCTCTTGTATTATTTTCTAAGGTTTGAGGAGACTTTGAAGTTAGATCTGGATTTACTGTTATCACGGTATGTAACTCTAGAAATGTTTCTATTGGATCAACAAATACTGGGGTAATTGACATTACTGATAGATTATCGGAAAAGTTTGTCTTGATAGAATTTTTAATAACAGTTTTAGCTGCATCTGAAAGACCAGTATTAAAGTCAAGACCAATGTAAACTTCCCCATAAGCTATTGGGACGTTGTCCTGTCCACCCCAAACTGATACATCAGAAACTGTTGGAAAGTTTGATGATATAGTTGATTTATAATCATCAGGTGTAACTAATCTTTGTTGAGCAGCAAATGCCGAAGGTGCATTTTGTCTTATTGATTCTATTCCTTGTCGATCTGCACCACCTGCAGAATTTGCTTGTGGTACTATTGATACTGCATAAGCAGTGCCTCCTATAGTAAATGCGGCAGTAGTTGTAAACGCTTTACAGCCGTTTGAGGTTGCTCCAACTGTCCTAGAATATGTAACGACTATCTTACTACCGGCTTCCGGTGATTTCCCAAAAGTAACACCGTCTCCGAAATTTAATTCATAAGTTCCATTCGGCGCTTCTCTTATAGTGTAATAAGTAGATTTAGCATTTACCGTTATAGCTCTACTTAACGGAGTATACTCTTCACTTTGATCTGACGTAGGTGAATTAAATACAGTAACTACTGTACTGTTTGTATCAATGTCCACGTCAGGTATAATATAAACTTGTCTATCAGTTTTTTGACCGACAAAAAATGTTTTAGTTATTAATGTCCCTTCAAAAGCTACGATTCCAGCTGTTCCGTTAGCATCTTTAAATGTATATAATCCAGCTCCATCATCACTCGCAGTGTATATCTCTCTTGTAATAAAATTCTGATTACCGTCTTCGTTGGTTCCTACAAAATTAGTTCCTATAGGAAGAGTTAAAGTCTGTGGTCTGCCTGAAACTCCAGTCAAATTTATTGTTGCATCCAAAGTTACTTGTGAAGAAGTCTTAGATCTTATATCATATCCTAGAGATTCGGCATGAGAGACTAAAGATGATCTAAGTTGAGCAGTGTGTATAAATGATTCGTTAGTTGCTAGGTTTGCTATCAAACCATTAAAATGAGTATTATGTGCCAAAACATCTAATATATTTGATAAGCCTGCACCATCAAAATCAAAGTCTGCAAATTCTGTTTTCTTCTTTAAGAATTCCTTCAATGAAGTCTTGATGTTATTAAAGTCTAAAGCGGTTGATTGAATATTTGTCGCCATTTATCTTAACCTCGCAATTGTAGTGTTTATAAGTTCAGGTTCAGACATGCTACCAACTTTGAATTGAACAGTAACAGACAAAGAGTTTTGATCTGGTTGTGCAATTACTTTTGTAGTAACTTCTCTAGCTCTTGGTTCGTATACTCTTATTGATTCTGTTATTCTTTCTTCAACTTCATCTTCTAGTCCATTATCTGCTAGTTCAAATAACATACCTCCTAGATTAGAACCAAAATCTGGTTGAAATGGTTTTTCAAGTCTTCCTGTCCTTACTATGGTTTTTATAGATTGTTTTACTGCAGCAGCATCTACCTTCTTAAATATGTCACCTGATATTTTATTAGTAAAAAGCAAATCAATGTCAGAATACTGAGTCTTTCGGCTCGTAAGTAAAGATGAGTTCTGATTGCCGTCTTCTACTGAAAATGCTTTTGTAACCATTTTATCCTCTGTAATTATCCATATTTATATAGTTATGACAGTATTTCGACCAAATCAGAAGAACTCTGAACTTCAGAATTAAAAGTTGTTTCTAGGTTCATGTCATAGTTAGTTCTATAAGATTCAGGTATAGTTGGAAGCTCTATTAAAAGCTGACCATGTAATGTTTTGTCTGGATTAAACTTGTCGAATGCCAACGTCAGTTTATTATAACTGTACGCATCTTTTAAAAATTCAGCAAAATCGAATAACTTATCTAAAGCAATCTGTCCATTCTGTGAATAAACTTCATATCCGACTGCTCTGCCGTCCTGCGCTAGATCATTAAAACTTTTTGGAGTTGGTGTTTCTCCAGGACCAGGTTGATAAATGCCTTCAGCAACTACTAAATTAAATCCTTTGAATAAACTTAAATGTCTAAATATTTCTATAACGTGAGCTTGAACTAATAAATTTCTTGCTATTTGTTTTCTTTTTTCAGTATCGACAATATGATTAAGAGTTGTCTTTTCTCCAACAGCTCCAGTAAACTTAGAGATAGGTATTCCTTTTCCTAACAATGTAGTATGTTTTATTTCAGAAAGATTGTTTGGATTGAATCGAGCCTCAACAGAAAATGTTAAAGTTCGTGCTTTAGCAGCGGCCTCAGATGGTTTGTACTTGTTGTCAATCACTGATCTACCTGTTTGACCAATTATATCATGACCCATTCTAGGTGTAGTATTCTTTCCTTTTACTTTTTCAATTTGGCCAGGAACAGCAGAAGCAAATCCAGATGATAGAACACCGCCGGCTACTCTATCTGCAACAAAGTTAGTATTTTCAAGATTCTTTTTATCTTTTAGTTTAGATCTTGTTTCTCTAGTGTTTGTTTCTCCAGTTGTTATGCCACCTGACGTAACAGACTTATCATGAAAGTTTTTAATTTCATTGTTTTCATCTATACTTACTTTCTTCGGACCTATCTCATTGTTAGTTAATAAGTCAGTAATCTCTGAACTTGTTGGCTTTTGAGTTTCTGTACTATCAACTGCATCAGTATTAATTTGTGCACTTGGAATTTGTACAACAGCGATACCACCAGCCACAGAAGAGTTAACAGCAAAGTTAGCCGTGCCATTTAACGATCCATGAAAAGTCGTAGCGTATGCTGACGTAAAACTTGCTGTTGGCGAATGTATAGTATTTTCAAGATACATATTCTTTCCGTAATGAATCATATCTTGACCACCAATAGTTCCTTGTGCACCAATAACAGAAAGATCAGTAGCGGCAATGTTTACTTTTGGACTTGTCATATTAATTTCTGTTTCAGCATTGAACAAAGCTTCTGCTCCGTGATTATAGTCCGCTCTTTTCTTTATCATTTGTTGATAAGTACCTTTAATAAAATTACCAACATTAGAAAGATGTGTGTTTATTGTTTGGCCAATAATAGTAACTGACTTTGACTTTAAAACAACTTCACTCATTATTCCATGAATCTTTTTTCTATAAGAACCAACAATATCAGCTATCCAGTTTCCTTTTACTTTTAAGTTATAGTTACCACCAACAGTTAGATTATAATCTCCAGAAACATTCATGTTTAAGTTTCCGAAGTAAGAAACATTTCCATCTCCTTCTACAACAAGCCTATGATCTTCTTCAACGATATCAATTCTATTTTGTTTAGCATTAATAATAATGCTTCCATCTGATTTAATGTCTATACCTGCCCCGGTATTGTGTTTTATTAATATACGCTCACCGCCAGGTGTATCGTTTATTTCAATAATATGACCAGAAACTGATTCATTTATTGCAGCCATTGGATACTGTGTAGAAACTTTTTGAGTAAGATTAGTATCAACGCCGGGAATACCATTTCTTAGATCAAGTTCATTTACGTCGTCTCCTCTTACGACTCTATTAACAGACGGTTGATTATGATAGTCACCTCTAGGAAACTGCCCTGTAGGATCATTAAATGCATCTTTAGGTCTTCCTTCTGCATTAACAGCACCTTCACCTTTGTCTTGTATACGTAGTTCAAGTTCGTTATTTTCTGTTGTCATTTTTTTATCCTACAATACTTGCGATCTGAGAAGGGGTTGCTGGCCCATCACTTGGATTTGTTACATTCTTTTTTCCAAATCTTG